TCTCTAATTGCTTCAATCCAGGAGGAAACTTGGGCTATTCTTTTTTGAAGCATTAGAAACTTATTAATTAGTTTTGCTTCAGGTATGTTTTTTATTTCTGATAAAACTTTTTCATCAACAATTATATGTCCTTTTTCTGTTTTCTTTTTAGGTTTCCATCCAAGCATAACTAATCTCTCAGCTATCTGTTGTCTAGAACCTAGATTAAATTCTTTATATTTAACCTTTGTAAAAGGAACACCTTTAACATATCCTCTAGCTTTATTATTTGCTTTAGGAATAAACTCTTCTTCTATCTTTAGAGGAGGGAAAGTCTTTCTAACTTCATTAGTTAAATCATTCATATCCTCTTGAAACTTAGCTTGTAATCCATAAGCATTTATTATATCTAATTTAAAACCTTTTTCATGTTGAGCCTGTATGATTGTAGAAACTTTATGTTCTAAATCAATGGACTCTCCAAAATCTTTTATCTTAAGTATTAAAAATTTATATAGTCTTTCAGTTAATTCAACATCATTCCTACAATACTTTAACATCTCATCTGATAAATAATCAAATTGTTCAAACTCTATTTTACTATGTCCTAACTTTGTACCCCAGTTTTTTAATGAATGTCCTCCATCTATAACTGGGTTTAACAATCTTGATAATACTAATGTATCTGTAATCTTACAATCTTTGAACAAGTCTTTACCAAAAGATTTATTAACTACTGGAATATCAAATCCAATAATATTATGTCCTATAAATTCTTTTGTTTTACTTGCAAACTCTTCAAACCTGTGTAAGTTTTTACCTTCTGTAAATTGATAATAAGTTTTATCATGCTTACAAATAATACACCATATCTTATCTGCATTAATAGTAGTCTCTATATCAAAAACTACTTTATTAAATGTCGTCAAGGTTCACCTCTTTTAGTCTTCCAGTATCAACATCATATTGTAAATTACAACATGGACCAGTTAATCCTGCAAACCTATTCTTTAATACTCTTACTCTTGTTGTATTCCTAATCTCAGGGTCATCATTTTGAGCATCTCTCTCTAAACCTATAACCATATCACTAAGTTGACCAATACTAGCTGACCCTCTTAATTGAGATAAACTTGTAGCTGCACCCTCTTCATGTCCTTTACCATCAGGTCTTCTTAAATGAGAAACAACAATCATTGATACGCCTGTCTCTTGAACTAGCGTTCTAAGTCTAGTCATAATCTCATCTAATGCTCTACGTTCATCACCATGACTTTGGTCTGATACTATAATACTAACGTGGTCAATAATAATATACTTACAATCTAAACCTTTAGCTAAGTATCTAACTCTTGAAACAATATTGTCTATTGAATTAGAACCAAAATGGTCAAACATAAATACTCTACCTGTACCTACTGTTGCATCAAAGTAAGTCTTCATCTCTTCTTTACTTACATGAACATCAGGTAAATGTAATCTTTGATTTGCCTCGACACTCATCAAACCTTTTGAAGTTATTACTGGTGTTTCTTCTAACATTAACAAACCAATATTATCTGTGGTTGATTTAATCATATGATGAACAATCTCTCTCATCACTTGAGTTTTACCTAAGCCACTTCCTGCTGTGAATGTAATTAATTCTGAAGGTCTAATACCATAAGTCAATTTGTTTATACCCTCAAAAGGATATTGAACAAACGATTTTAATGTTGGTTTAGTTATCTCATCAAATAATATATTAGCATTAATGATACCATCAGGAGCATATAACTTAGCATCCCAAAATGCTTTTGTATATACTTGAATTTTATTTTTACTTAAACAATCTGAAGCATCTTTATATTCATTTGGTAAGTGTAATATCTTACATTTTCCAGGACTAAATAACTCTGCAACTTTTAATGCACCTTCTCTTCCTTGCTCATCATTGTCAAAATTTATTATAACATTAGTAAATTGTTCTAACCAATCTAAACTACCTTTAATATCTTTTACTGCTGAAGTAATACCATTCTTAATACTTACTACTGGTGTTTCATATCTATCAGTTTTAAACATTTGATAAGCTGATAAACAATCTAACTCACCTTCAGTAATTATAATGTATTTGTTTTTATTAAATAAATGTTCACCAAACAAACCTGATAGTTTAGTATTACCTTGCAAACTAAACTCTTTTAATTTTGTATATCTAGTTTTGGTTGCTATCTTCGCACCTTGTTTATCATGGTATGGATAATAATGGTTCGTTATATTACCTACGCTATCCATTTTTACTGTAACACCATAACGCTTACAAGTTTGTTCTCTTATATTTCTATCTATAATTTCTGCATAGTTAGATTGTTTGAGGTAGTCTGATACCTCATATTCGTTCTTTGAATTTGTTGATTGTATTTCTGTTGTTTCCATATTATATTCCTTGATATATTCTTGACAAGAAAAACAATATGCTGAACCATCTTTGTTTACTGATACTGCATCACTACTTGAACATAGTGGACAGGGTAGATGATATTTAACAAACCCATTCTTTTCTGTTTCCATTGTCGCCCTCATTGTTAATTATTCTAAATAAAAAAAAGGAAGAGGAGACCCACTACAAGCCACCTCTTCCAACGGAGTAGATAAATGAATAATTTTAAACTTCATTTAACAAACTGATACTACTAAAAATCTTCCTTGATGTCAACACCATTTGAAGATTTCTCTACTGCAAAATCTTCTCTAGGTTGATACTCTATCAAGTCAACTACTTGTACTGCTTGAAGGTCTAAACCTGTACCTTTCTTTCCTTTGTAGTTCCAATCATAAGATTTATACATAATCTTTACCTTACTACCATTACCAATTATTTTATCTAGTGGTTTCTTCTCTGCATCTACGAGTGTAGGTTGAGAATTTCTGTCTCCATTTGCCTTTGAAACTTTACGTTTAAAAGTTATCATATTTTTTATAGTCTTGTCATCTACAACAGACTCTTTAATATTGACACCTTTGCTTTTAAATTCCTCAGCATCTTTATCTGATACTGATAAATCAACTCTCCACATTGGTTCAAATTTTTCGTTGGGTCTTGTGATTGAAGCCCAATATGCTGTTCCTTCTACTATTGCCATTTTATATTTTACCTCTATTTATATTTTTATTTTTCATTGTTGCTGTAAAGATATCATACTTCTTCATCATTGTCAACAACAATCTCATCTTTTTTTTCTAGTACTTCATCAATCTTTTGATTGATAATCTTCTTTATCTTATCTTTCTTTTTTGCTTTTGCCTCTACTTCAGCTATTCTTTTACCTAAGTTTTCAACATCTGCATTAGCTTGTTCTAATTGAATTAATAACTTTTTAATTCTAGCATCTTTTTCATCTGCTAATTTTATTAGGTCTTGCTTCTCTGCTGTTAAATCTTTAAGCTGTTCTTTATAAGCTGATAATAAATCTCTATTACTCATATATATTTAATTACTATTCCTCCTGCCACATTATAAACTATAACATCTCTCATTGAACAATTCTTTTATAGGTATAACTACACACTTACTAGCCCTGTAATCACCTATATTTTTTGTATGTGTCTTCTTATATTTCTTCACTATTTTTTTTAGTGTCGTTACTCTGAATACTAACATACAATATTCTTTATTAGTTTGTTCAAGTATATGAAACCACCACTTAGCATCTGTCTTATCAATGCCACTAGGTTTACCCCTATACTCATACTCAATTGCTACATTACCTGTTTTTCTCCACCAAGACCTTTCTGTTTTTACCTCTATCTTATCTGATGTAAGTAATTCAGCAACTCTTTTTTCTCTGATTTGACCATACTTTAAGTCAATATCAAATTTTGCATTATCATTTAGTTTAATTTTTTTCATTATCAAATCTACAAATATAATCTAATAAAAATTTATTTAAGTTTTTAGATTTAAATAACTTTTTTACATTTGCTTTTTTTATCTTATTAAAAATTACATTAACCCAGTACGCTGACATATTTGCATTCTCGCATACATCAATAAAGTATGGGTCTTTAGTATTAAACCACGCATTAGCTTCTTCAACTATTCTTCTTCTACTTAAACCCCAAGCATGAATATCTATATCAAGTGCATCCATTATAGCCCTAACTATTACACTCCTCCATAATAATATTTCAGGTGTTATATAATAACCTTCACCTTTACCATCTTGATAAGTGTTTAATGTATTAGTATTAATAATCATTTAACATCTGCCAATTTAACAATAGTGTTTTTCTTACCTTTAATCTTTTTCTCATATTCTTTCTCCTCAATCTCTTCTATTGTGCTTCTAGTTTCTTTTACATCTTTGTTTATAATTGTAGCATTATCAGTAAACTTAACTTTTAATTTTAATTTCTCTTCGTGTTTTATGTTTGGATGATAGTCTTCAACACAAACATTCATATTAATATATGACTTCTTTAAATAAAACTTACTCACTACCTCGTTCCCTTCTTAAACATTTGCTGTTTATACTCTTGATACTTCTTATCATCTTTTAATTTCTTAGCTTCATTCTTAACTTCCCATACCTTCTTAACGTGGTCAAGTCCACTCGGAACATTACATTCAAATCCCATAGCATCAAACCATCTACCATCTTCAGTAAGATAATGTCTCTTATAATGTTTTATATAACCAGTATAAGTAGTTCCATTCTTCTCAACTAAGTGAGTAGGTGTACAACTTCCTCCGTATATTCTTGCAATATAGTTTCCATTAACATCTTTATTAGTCTCAGGTATTATCATTTTCATACTCCTTTATTATTTGTATTGCTCGTTTGTGGGCAGGATGACGCTTGATATATCCCTTCCATTCCATATAAAACAACATATTAAATATACCACTCTTTGATTTTACATTCATATGTGTTTTCATTTCTTCAAATGTAGGCATAACATTATTTTCTTTTGCATACACTTTTAGAAACTTATAAAGTTTATATTGTTTCTCTGTTAGCATAATTCATTATAACATAAAACTGTGTCAGAATTATGTCAGTTATTTTACTTACTACTCCAACCCCCATCATCTATTCTTTTATCTTCGATTTGTTTTTCAAGTTCTTTTATTCTTACTTGAAGTTCACCATTTTGTTTTTGATGTACCTTACTAATTGCTTCAAGATTTTTTATTTTTAATTCTTGCTCTGCAATTATTCTTTCTAAATCATTCTTGCCTTTAGTTTCTTTAGCATCTTTGACTTGAGATACTAAAGATTTTAAATATTCATCATGCATTAGTACTAAAACTCTCCTCAGTTCTAACTACATTTTTTTCACTTAAACTATATGCAACAGATTGCTCGAATAAATAATATTTATTTCTATCATAGTCTTCTGTCTTCATCATAAGTTTAGCATAAGCATCTGCATCTTCTCTTGTTGCAAATCCTTTTTGTGCATAAAAAGTAGTATTGCCATCTAGCTTTGACATCACTATATATTTATGTGGTTTTACCATTTCTTTTTTTCCAAACATTTATATCCTCCTATTTATCTTCTATAATTTTAATTGTTAACTCAACTGTTGAACTTGAATGTTGTGCAACAGTATCTTCAAACTCATCTATTACAGGTAATAATCTTTTTAAATTATTAGCCTCATTTATATCAAGTTTATTTTCTAAGTGTAAAGTATTACCTCTCTTACCATTTTTCCAAGGGTAAGTATAGTGTTCAACTTTAGTTTTACTTACGTACATTTATATCCTCCTAGTTTCTTGTATCAATAGTTCATTCTCAAACTTTGATTTTTTGTTTTTCTTTTTTCTTATTAAGTTTTTATTAAATAGTTTCATCCATTTAGCATAAGCATTTGCAGGATGATACTTACCATTTTTTTTCGTATGATACCTCGCTTACTCTTTTATTATATTGATGCTTAATAACTTCTTTTACTATTGTTATAGAAGGGTTCGCATTAAATCTATTAGACGAACACCCTATCAACATAATAAAACTTATTAATAATATTAATCGCATTGTCTTTTTGTTGCGTGTAGTCCTTCATTCTTATCATATAACCAAACGTAAGAGTATGCAACATCTCCATTTTTATCTACACATTTTTTTCCAAAACTTAATCTTGGATTTTTAATATTACTACATCCTATTAATGTAATAGATATTAAAAGTATTAACATTGTTCTCATTTTTTCTCCTTGTTAAACAAGTATCTTACCATAATTAATCAGGTAAGTCAAGTATTAATTTATTGTTTTTTCTTTACAGATACCACCTTCAATCAGAGATTGTGCTGTTCTACCAAACCAACCTTGTAAGTGCCAACAAACTCCAGTATCTATCAAGTGTTGCCAAGCCTCTATCTCTTCTTGAGCATCCCTCGCAGGTATATAACCTTCTGCTATTCCAACTGCTGTATGAGTATCGTATATTAATCTTCTATCTAGTTTCATTTTTTTGTACCTCCTATAAAATTCTACCTCATTCTTATCTAAAAAGTTTCTTCTACCAAGAATAGGTTTCTTTAGTTTAATTCTTCTAGCCATTAATCCTCCAATATTCTTTGTATCTTTGCAAGTTTATCAGACTTATCTGACATATCATCCCATATATTTTTACTATCTTTTAAATGACTTCTAATATAATGGTATAAATCCATATCACCTATCTTCATAAATCCATCTTTACTTTTAGAATAATGTTCTTCGTTCAAGTGTTTATGTATATCTATTGGTATTTTACTATCACCTATCAAAGAAATTAAATCTATTACTTTACTTATTTTCATTCTTTACTACCTCCGTTAAATCTTTTCTAACATAACTATCTTTCCAACTATCGTATCTATCACACTCACCTACCAACCAAGCATCAAAGTCTAACTCTAACGCCCTCTCATATGCATCAGTTTTATTCTTTGCCTCAACTTCATTGTGATACATAACTACTTCTTGTCTCCACACTCTATACTTTTTCATTTCCACCCCATTAGTTTTAGTAATACTCTCTCTATTTTATTAGAGATTGTATCATCTAATTGTTTTACTTTTACTTCTAGATTTTTAATAGAAGAAGTTTCTAACACTTTATCTATTGCTTCTGTCTTAT